GGCTTTACCATACAAAGCTTTTTCAATTGTTTCATTAATTACTTTTTTGCTCATTTTCCTCTCCCTCTGTTTTGAGTTCCATCAATGCCAGTCTACGTTTACGGGCTTTCTTACCCTCGCTGAGGATTCCATTTGTTGCTGGAGTTGAAGCTATTTCAGCGGCGTCCAATACATCATGGTGATCTTCATAATCTACAAAGTCGTCTTGCCACGGCTCAGGAGCGCTGATAAATGGTGCTTCAGAAATTTGTTCTTCTTCAGCATATTCTTGTTCTTGTTCAACGAAATCTTGTCCGACTTCGTTAATTTCTTGCGGAATTATTTGAGGCGTACCAACGTAAGGATACGCTCGCGATCCACCAAATCGTGCCATATAGTTATTTACCATCCAGTTCTCTTAGAAGTTTACGAACACTAGCCGTAGGTCCTCTAAAGCTAGCCTGAACGTTTTGTGGACCCGTTGCTGGTGGACCAGCCGGGGGTGCTTCTTCCGGAGGCGCTCCACCACCTGGTGTGTTGTCACCAGGACCTGCTGGCATTGGTTCACTGTTCAAATCCGCCGCTTGCTGATCAAACGAGCCGCCCTCTCCATTGGCATCTGTTTGCCCAACATTTTGACCGTTTTCTTCACGATACATTTCAGCATTAAGAGCTTCAATGTCTTCATCAGATTGGCGCAGCAATTTACGACGAACGAACTCTTTCGAATAGTATTTGCCAACGTAATCTTCGGAATCACGAACGACACCAATACGTTCTTTCCAAATTTCCAGTTCTTTTAGTTCTGAAAAGTATGTGTTCTTTAAAAAGTCGTAAAAAATGTCCTGACGAATAAGTGGCCAATCTTCACGAGAAATAACGCCTTTGAGGAGTAGTTGGGTCTTCAGGATGATGTCAAAAAGGTGGCTAAAACGATTACGCAGAGAGAAGATAAACTTTGTAAATTTAAGTTCATCACGGCTAATTTCAGCTGCGCGGCCAAGTCCACCCAACGGGTTATCAGACTTGAGACGGCTAACCGGGACGTTTAAAGAACCATATAGTTTTTCTTGGAAGTACAGGACGTCTTCCATTTCACCCAAATTTTGACCACCAGGCAAAGTTTGGATTTCAGTACCACGTCCACCTTCTCTACGTGGCAACCAATAATCTTCCATCATGCTAAGGAATTTCTTATCATCACGGATTTCGCCGGTTGTGGCATCATATACCAGCTTATTGCGGTATTTGGCCATGATGTCTTTCAAGTATTGCTCAGCTTTGTTCTTTGGCAGTGCACCAACGTCGATGTAGAAAATACGGCGTTCAGGTGCTCTCGACAACCGGTAAATTACGGTGGCATCTTCCACCATTCTCAACTGATTGATTGGCTTGATAGCCTTGTGAAGATGGCTGAGAACCATTTTGGAACGATGATCAATAATGCCGGAATGGACAAAGCAAACGGAGTCTGGAGCGATGCGAATGCCATTGGATACTGAATCCATGTAACCAGATTCTTCGCTGTAAATGTAGTATTCAGCCTGATCCGCAATAACTTCAACATTGGTTGTTGGGTCGATTTCGCGTTTGATGTCACGGCGTTTTTGAATGTGGCGGGGGTCAATAAAGCGAAGTTCTTGAATACCGTCATGAGGCTTGGTTTTGTCGATAATCATGTGATAATACAACCGACCATCGATATACCAGCGTTTGAAGATATCCTGACCTTCGTTATTGAAATCCAGTAAACCTAAAATGTTGTCGAATTCTTCACGAATTTTTTCTTTTACTTCTTCTGAATAGTTGAGCTTGTCCAACGAAATAGCGATTGGGACAGTCTGTTCTTCAGTAACGATTGCTTCATTAACAATTTCAATAATGGCGCTATCAACTTCTGGCTGCAAGGACATTTCGCGATAACGATTGATTAGTTCGGCATCGTTTCGAGCTGAGCCTTCAAGGTCAAAATATGTGCCATAGGCAGCGCCACCAACCTCATATGTGACAGCACCGTCGTCCGATTGCGGGGTAACGAATGAACTTTTGTTTAAAGCTCTTCGTTTCGCCTCAAGATCATCGTTACCGATTTTAAAACCAAAAAGATTGAATGTCATTGTTCTAACTCTACTTAGTCACCTTCACATAAAAATGTGGCCCGAGGATTTCCTCGGGCCGGTTTGGAAGAACCCAAAATGTATAGTGACGTAATTAGGAAGTGAAGTCGTCTTCCCACCATTGATACTGTAATGTGACCTGGAATTCTTCAATCTGGTCGTTTGTTTCCCAACCGAGATCGATTGGTGCGACGTTGCTGGGGAATACGCCAATGAATTTATAGACCTTAGCTATTTCGCCAGTCTTCATATACTGTGTAACAGTGGCTGGCATTTGATAGCCGTCTAAATCACGGGCAGTTTCTGCACGGAGGTTAGCGGAGTGTGAATTCATCAAATTGCTCCAGCTCGTAAACTGGTTACGAATAGCAAAATCTTCGTCATTGATAACGGTAATCTGCCATTCAGGGAAGGTGCGATCACCAGCAACTTTAATTTTACGGCCAAAATACCCAATTTCAATCGGAGTAATATCTTGACCAGGGATAGAAGCTGCTTTGCACAGAAGTGTGAACTGTTGGGGTGATTGACCGGTTGGAGGGAACCCTAGTGTTACCTCGAAAAGATTTTGTCGCGCACCACCGGATTTGAGTGCTTGACGGAAAGTATTTAAGTCGAATGCCATGTTTTAAGTTCTCCAAAACCTATTTAGGTGAGGGGTGAAAATTTTCCACCCCTCTTTTGTTTGTCTTAGAAAGTGCCTACGATTTCGTCGAACGCGACGCCCGTGCGGACGGCCACGAAATTCAACTGGATGAAGTTAATCGAACGGGCAGGTTTCACGTAAATGTCACCCACGAACTGATTTCCGTCGATAATTTCCGGAGTGTTGTTGGTTTCATCGCAAACAACGCGATAGTCGTAAATACCGCGACGACCTTTAACTCCACGAAGGAACGGTTCAACCATGTTCACGAAGCTTGCGCGTGTGAACTTATCGTTGAATTCGAACAAGCTATATTTGGCAGCAGTCGAGATTGCCTTTTCGAGAACAATGAACAAACGGCGAACATTGATTCTGTCGAAAGCACTAGGCTTGGCCAGCATAGTCTTATCACCGTAAAGAATGGTTCCTTCACCAGTGGTCGTGATAACAGGGTTAACACCACCAGCATACAGGATGTCGCGGTATGCCTGACGAGGATTCCAAGCCAAACGGATAACATTCTTGATTTGACCACGGTTGAAACCTGCTGGGGACCACCATGCGTCACGAAGAACGTCGGTACGAACGCAGAGGCCAGCTATGTCACCGTTGAGTGGAACCCAACGGTAAACATCATTGTATTTGTCGTATTGGAATTTCCAGCCGCTGTCCATGATTGAATAGCTGGATTCCGGTAAAGTGTCACGGTATGCTACAATGTCAACCGCTTCATGACCAGCATTGTTCAATGCTGTGCTGAGAGGCGGAGAAAGGAACGCCACGCAATCTTTACGGAATTCACAAATATTGATGATTTCTTCGGCAACCGCCACACTATGGTCAGCTGACATTACTAATGAAATATCAACGTCGTCACCAGACTTGTACAAATCGTATCCAAGAATGATTGCGCCATCAGTAACATTGGCGTTGTCATCAACACCACCTGCCAAAACGTCTGTAATAGCACCACCGGTAACTGAATTGACAACACCATGTGCCGCGCTGGTCTGACCAGTTACAACATCGGTGTCAGCAAACGCACCAGCAGTTGGAACAATCGTTAAATTTGGAGTTGACCAGTCCGTAACAACTCCCGATTTGGTTAGGTAACCAGTTCCACCGGCTGTTAATGTGATAGCTGTGATGATGCCGCTACCAACAGTCGTTGTCGCTGTCGCACCAGTTCCGGGGCCAGCAATAACTACCCGAGTTCCAGATGGATAACCAGTTCCACCGGCAACCACAGTAATAGCTGTGATTTTACCGGTTGTGCCGTTGATGGTAGCGCTGGCTGTTGCGCCGGTACCAGGCGTTGTGAACGAAATCGTCGGAGGCGTTGAATAACCAGTTCCGCCACTCGTAACATTGATGGCGGTAACAATACCACCAGATACGGTTGCTGTTGCTGTTGCACCAGAACCAGGACCGCTGAATACAACGGTTGGAGCCGATAAGTAACCGGTACCACCACTGGAGAGCGTAAGTGAGCTGGTTCCTGTGGCAATTACACCACCACTGACTGAACCGCTGGGGCAAGTTGCAACTGCTGTGGTCAAAGGAGCTGACGATAGAGTAACGGTGGTGGAATACGAAACCGTCTCACCGACTGTGAAAGAACCAGACGGAGCAGTAAGAGCCAAAATGGTTGCAAGCGTGCTGTAAGTAGTTTTGGCGTCATCACCCCAGTTAGAGCCAACTGGATGGTCCATCCACCAAACTTTTGAAGACTTACGGTTGATAACGTCGGCATAATAAATGGTAGAACCATCAGCAGCTTTGGCAACGGCGGATTTGGAAACATAACCATAACGTTCGAGAACGCTACCCTTTGTTCCAGTCCACAAGCCTTGGCTGTCTACAACAACGACGTGAAGTTCATCATTTAAACCACCATTCTTAGCAACATAAGGTGAAGTTCCTGGCGCACCGTTGAAACTGGTTTTATATGCCCAAGTTCCGTAGCTGTCTTTGTCGGCCATTGAAACGGTGATGCTGTTACCCATATCACCGGCCCATCTCGCGGCCCAATTACCGACAGCACCTTGGCCACCACCATAATTGTTGAGATAGTCGTCTTCGTTTTGAATAAGTATGCCAGACGCATCAGCGGTGGCGTTTTTGGCTGCAGGGCCAACTACACGGGTAAACCAGCAGGCGGTTGAATAGCTGAAAAAGTTTGAAATCGTGAACCAAGTTGAGGCGCAGTTGTTATCCGGACGCCAAAACTCGTTCAAGTAAGTCAATTCGCTATCTACAAGACTACGGACATTGGCTTCACCCCAGCGAGCAGGACCCACTAGGCAACCGGTCGTAGTGCCAACTGCAGGCACCCTTGTAGTCAAATCGATTTCTGATGTATTGACTCCGGGTGAAATTTGAAATGACATGTTTTGTCTCCTTACAAGAGTAGTTCTATAGTTCGACGATATTTATTAGCCGGAATACTTTCCCATTAAAATATGTTTCCTTAAGCGGCTGGGAGCCAGCCAGAGGGAGGGAGCGGATATTTAGACACATTCACGTCAATATTATTTATTGAGCAAAACCATTGTAGATTCCTTGACAGGAAAAACACCGATATGATAAAATTGACGCATAATGCCTAAAGCTATTTCAAAGTCCTCAGCGGCAAGCATGACCACGGAAGAACTCGTCCAGCATAGTGAAGAATGCCTTCTGCCAGTTCAACAGTGTCCAGCTTGCGATTTCTATATGAATGGGGCTGCACTAAAAGAAGGAATGGATGGGCGTCCCAAGGCTCTCAAGGGTTATACAAAGTGAAAAATTCTTTTGAGTACAAAACACCTTTTGATACCTACACAGTCTGGATAGCCAAACGTTTCTACGACAACGGGCGGTTGGCTTTGGTGTTGATGGATGCCGATGGACCTATAGCCACAGCAACCGTCAACATTCCGGAACAGGCATTAGGACCCGATGAAGTTTGTATCAAAACGTGGAGCGAGAACGAACCGATGTTAGCTTTCCTGGTAGAAAATGGTATTGTCCAGGATACCGGCAACCGCGCACCGGCTGGTTTTGCTGAGGCAGCAATTTGTAAGCTGTTAATGTTTCGATGAAGAAGCTTTCTGATGGACAGGCAGTTGTGATTTTTGTCGATGGTTTTGGTGAACTAGACTCAATTTACGATGCTGCCACAGACGAGTTTATTTGTGAAGACGGAATGCGAGTAGATAGAGCCACACTGGAAAGCCCAGGCATGAATGGTATTTTCGAATGAAAACAATCTACGTAGAGCCAAAACTTCTCGAACAGGCTCTCCAGACTCACAATGTCCGATATGACCACTCCCGAATACGTCGTGGCAGGTCAGAAATATATCTCGGAGACGTTCTGGTGGCAATCTATGACCCAAACGGCCTGAAATTAACAATGACATTAACGGAGAACACAAGTGACAACTGATTTAACGGGCATATCCGAAGAAGATCTGGTGGATGTGATCAACGCGACACCCACGAAAGTCGTACTTTTCGTGGCAGGTGGTGGCCTAGGTGTGTTCAAAACGTTGACTCACCTTGGCGGAGGTTCAGGCACTTTGATATCTGGGTTAATTCCATATGACCCCGAAGAAACAATCGAATTGCTTGGCCATGAACCAGAAAAGTTGGTTTGCGAAGAAACAACTCGAATGATGGCAATGGTGGCCTTCCAACGAGCGCTGAAAATTTCCAAGGGAAAATATCCAGTCATTGGTGTGGCATCATCGTCCATTTTGCAAAAGACGCCAGAAGAACGTGAAGGGCGGGTCCATTACATTTACACCGCATTGCAGACTGATTCATATACCATGTCTGCCACATTGGAAATTCCACCAAAACAAGCACCGCTATTGGCTGGCTCCAAATTACCTAAGCATATTCGCCTAACTGAAGAAGAACTCAATGCTGAAATGATTTTGAAACTGATAGCCAAAGGGTGTGGCATACCTGATCGTTATACATCGTTAAGTTGGCTTCCAGGCGATCTTGTAGTTACGAAACGTTCAACATTAGAGGATGTTTCTCTTACCAATATTTTGGCCGGGAAGGTGGCCTTTGACTGTTACAACAACGGTGACATCAAAGTGAACTACAAGGCATGCCCAGGTAAGGTAGTATTTCCAGGGAGTTTTCGACCGGTTCATGATGGTCATTGGGAAATGGCTGATGTGGCTGCAAGCAAATTCCACAGCTATGTTGAATATGAAATCTCTATCAACAATGCGGATAAACCGATGACCGATTTAATTTCGTTAGAAGAACGTTTAAAAGGTTTTACCGGCAATGATCACGGGGTTGGAAATAGCGTGGCCAGAGTTTGGGTCACCAACGCTCCCACATTTATCAAGAAGTCTGCGCTGTTCCCTGGTGCAACATTTGTCGTCGGTTATGATACGGCGCTTCGCATTGTGGACCCAAAATTTGCTGGACCGGTGGCTGATATCGTCAAAGTTTTCCGTGAAAACGATACTTCGTTTTTGGTATTTGGGCGTGAGCAAAACGGAGAATTTAAGGATGATGTGGAAAGCCTCCCTGGTTTGTTCCAAACGTTAATATATCATCCAATGCCTCAACGCCTGAAGCATGCAGGTGTTTCGTCAACCGTGATCAGGAAAGGAATTTTACAATGACACAACCAGAGCTAAGACAAACTACCGAGTCCATTTTTGAATTTTTCATCGGTGAAAACGAAATCGGAGAGCCAGACCTTGGGTTCTGGTTCATCGGTGAAAACGGGTTATCATTCCAGGCATTTGGCCCATACATGGCCGGATTGTTGAATAGCAGCAAAGGCAAGGATTTCCTGTTTGCCGCAGTCAGGTGCACAATTGAAGAAATGGGAGCCACTGCATGTTTGTTTGCAACAGAAGCTTGCCAGTTTGAAGAAAACCCTGACCGACAGCTGAGCAAAGAAGAATTCGACAAAAAGGTAGATGCCGGTTTTGCCACGCTGGTACGAGAGGGGTATGGCACGGTAAGCCAGAGCTTGACTGTAGTAGGAATGACCCCAGAGTGGTTCTGTATCATCATTAAAAAATTCAATGATACAATCAATGACCAGCGTGTGCTGACATTTTATGATGAACCGCTGGTGGTGGAACGCTCAATGGCGGAATTCAAGGGGCGCATGAAAATGTTTGGCCCATTCAGCGAACCACAAGTTGAAAACATATACAACCAAATGAAGGCGGTGGCAAATGGACGACACGAAACGTCTTGAATGGATCATGGAACGCGTTTTGTTGGGAAAGCATGACGATGATGCAATAACCAGGCTACGCGCAAAATACGCATTAGAGCTGCTCAACATCACCGATAAAGACCTGGAGGGGCCAGGTGACGTCACCCTTGGCGAGCTGTTTAGAGTGGCCATTGACCGAAACGAATTTCTTTTTAGACAATAACGAAAACACGTGAGGACGCATATTTAAACACATACTTGACACCAAATATTTCAACGTGTTAAAATGGTTTTGTAACTGATTAAAACTGAGGAGATAAAGACATCATGGCAACAACCACCTGGAAAGGCTTCTTGAACTTCGGGATGATCTCAGCCCCGGTAAAGCTCTTCGTGGCAGCACGCAGCGAGAGCGTTAGCTTCAACCAATTGCACGCCGCATGCGGCGGCAAGATCAACCAGGATAAAGTTTGCCGCACCTGCGACAACGTTAAATTGGGAACGGCTGACATCGTGAAGGGCCTTGAAGTTGAAAAAGGCAAGTTCGTCCAGATTGCCGACGCTGAAATCGCCGCACTCGCACCCAAATCCAGCAACGTGATGGCCGTTGATCACTTCGTGGACCTGGACGATGTGGACCCCATTCTGTTCGACAAGTCCTATTTCATGGTTCCGGATGAAGCCGGGAAGAAAGTCTACTCGATGCTCTGCGAAACCATGAAGGGTATCCGTAAAGGCGCAATCGTCAAGATCACGATGAGCCAACGCGAACATCTCGCCATCATCCGCCCTTACAAAAACGGCCTCACGCTTCACACCCTCTACTATCAGGATGAAGTCCGCGCCATCAGCGAGTTCAGCGGCATGACCGAAGAGATCTCGGACGCAGAACGCAATATGGCCGCACAGCTTCTCAATGCCAGCACCAAACCGTTCGACGCCGCAGCCTACTCCGACACGTTCCAGGCTTCCATCAAGGCCCTTGTTGAATCCAAGAAAAACGGCACAGCAGCGCCAGTGGCAGTCAAAGCAGCCGCACCCGTGGTGGACCTGATGGCACAGCTTGCCGCCAGCCTGAGCATGGTTCAACCGCAAGTAGTCACTCCTGTCAAAGCCGAAGCACCTAAAGCCGTTGCCACCAAGAAAAAGAAGGTGGCATAATGGGCGGAATTGGCTATCAACGGGATGTTGTGAGTAGTTACGGTTTCAAAGACGACGGTATTGAAGTTAACATGGCCGAAGTTCTTGTAGAGATCAGAGGTCCAGAGGTCCATCCTCGGCCTCATCGTGAAGAAAACAAGTATCGTTTCACAAAGGGTGATGTTGTTGAAATCCTCATGTCAACGGATGTAGAAGCTTACGACAAAGCAAAAAACGGCTGGCGAGTCGAACTAGTGTTTTTCGGGTCTTGGTTTCCTGTTTCAATGGGTTCCAGGGCGCTGTAACGAGGATACCATGAACAATTATCTGACCAAATTAGAGATTGGATTGGAAATACTTAAACAGGAAAGCGAAGCGTTAAAACAGGAAAAAGCTCGGTTGGAAATTGAGCTGGAAACCACCCAACAGAAAAACAAAACGCTGGAACAGGAGAACATTCGGCTAGCAGCAGAACTTGAAAAAGAAATTGAAGAGGCCGGATGGCGAGGGAGTGGGCGATGACAGCAGAACAATATCAGCAAATGATAAAGTTACAAAACCAGTTGGCAATTGATGCCGACTCTCTCTTGCAGCAGTACAGGAAGCTAAGATTTTCAATATTCGGAGCGGGAGGAGACTTCCACCGCGACATGGCTTTTGATGAGGTTGACACTAACAACGAAGACCCAGGTTGGAACCCTCCCGAAGAGGACGAGGATGAAAACGGCAACTGGGTTTTTAATCCAGACCGAAACAACCCGAAGTATAACCAAGCCAAATGGGACCACAAAATGAAATACGGGGTCCTGAAGTACAAAGCGCATTTGGGTTATGAGTATGCGCATGACTATTACGAGCTGCCTTTTGCTTGGCTCTTTGATGACCGATGGCCGGAAAAAGCCATCGCCGCGCTAGAACGTGAAAAGCAAAAATTGGAGCAGTCTCTTTTGGACCTTGCACGTAAGCATGAGGCAGAAGATCTGGAAACACTTCAACGGCTGGTCATGAAGTACGCTCCAGCTATGATGGGCAAAACCTAAATAGCCACAAATGAATAATACCAAACTCATTATAGAAGCAATCAAAACGGCCCCAGTTTCAACCGGTAAGAAAGTTTACATCGTAGCCGAAACATGGAATGATGGCGAACTTGATCTTGTTGAACCGTTGGAAGTGTGGTCCAGCAAGAGCGCTGCCAATGGTCGTAAGCCCAAATTGAAACGCCATCTTGATAATGGTAACGACATCACAGTAATGGAATTCGACCTCGACACACCATCATTCCAGTAAGTAACAACAACGGAGATAAATATATCGGTATGGCAAAAATCACTAAAACTATAGCTGGCCGTATATTTGAATTTAGCGGTCCTGCTGAGAAACTCCAAGAAGCTTTCGAGAAGAAACGCAAGCAACTGACAGAAGACGCGAAGAGCACCAAAAGCGCCAAAAAGATAGCTGAACTGACAAAGCTTTGGGCAGGGAAAGATATCTACAAGTTCAAAGCCGTCGAAGATCTGGGTGACTGGGATCGAACCGACAAATTGTGGGCCAGGGCAGGAAAAGTGGTGCTGGGTTGGGAAGACGAAGATGATTATAATGAAGAAATGGGCAAAACCTTCCAAGTTTGGCTCTTCCCAAGCGAGGACATAGCGGGAGGTGACTGGGTGGAAAAAATTAAGGGAAGTAAATTGTCGGAGCAAGAAAAAGCTGCATACATAGCACAGTATGTGAGTAACCCTCGTAAGTTCATTACGGTTGGCTAACTAAAAGAACATCCTCTTCCAGAACATGCCGCGTGGGTCTAGGGCCTCTCGCGGCATCGCTGTATTTAAGGACTTGACAACGTCACACCTTCATGGTAAAATCATAGCAGACAATAAAGATACCACAGTTAAATGATTCAAAGAAAAGTATTTTCGCTCCGCAAGTCCAAATATCCCATTTGGAATGGTATCCCCCGGTTTGAAAAGTACGTTCCATCCGAAATCGACTTTTACCCTTGTTTTGTTAAACCGGAAGTAGGACCATTTTATGATGGTGTTTGCAACCAAGAAGGCGGTTATGTCCAAGTATTATGTTTGCAATTACTTACCGGTGAATGGCGAGTAGCTATTTGGGGAGCCGATGATTATGGGTTCGAACGGGACCTGGAAGGTATGGAAGAGGCTCTTGCACTTTACAACTCAATTCAATGGGTTGACCGCATTCCCGATGACATGGAGGTATGTTAGAAGGTGAAGGAAAGTACCAGTAGAAACAGTGAAGTATTGGCCGATTTCGTTAAGTATTGTGAAGAAAACCCTGAACAACGGTTTTGGCAAGCTTTACGAAATTGGACTGATTATGATGCCGTGCTTGTGGCACGCTCTGGTTGTGAACCTGTCAGCACTTTTTATTGGGAAGGAAAGAATGCTCGGTAATAACTTAGCCTAAATATGTCTATGAATGCTAAATCAATTGTAGAAGCAGTCAAACTGCGCATGACTCCTGCCACTTCGTTAACCGAGGCTAATGGCACTCCTTTAACGGTTGCTGCACAAGCAGTTATTAAATTGCAGTCCAAAGATGACCCTAAATTTTGGGATTCCGAAAGTACGGCAATGTCTCCTGGTCTTAGGAAGCTAAAGAACGCTCTGGATACTGGTAATGACAAAGAAATTAAAGCCGCTGCTGTCGATTTAGCGAAAGAGGTCTATTCAGAAGGTAATTTTGATGATCCTACGTCGTTTGTCGCTGAAGTAATGAAAGCAGAGCCAGTTTTGGGTAAACTGTTTAAACTGGTGTTTGCTGATTTCAGCCGTTCACAAATGAAGAAAATTGAAGCCTATGGTGTTAAAGGTATGAAGAGCACCCCATGGCGCAAGATTTTCAAAAGCCATATTCATCTTCATAAATGGGCCGACAAAAACCAGGCTGAAGTACACGGCACACGTGATGCCGAAGACGGCATGGAATAGCGAGTTATTGATTGATCAAGTGCCAATAACTTGACATCGTAGGGCTTTTCGTGATAAAATGGTTTATTATGAAAATGCGCTGGAATATTGAAGTATACTCTACAACTCAAGCCGGTATTGTTGAAGCTTTGGAAGAGGTCATTAACAATCTTCGCAAAGGACAGGCTTACCTTAATTCGGCCAGTTCCAACTATGATTTGAAGTCAGGCCCAGGCAACGATGCTTCGGAAGACGAATTCCGAGCGCAAACCAGGGCTGCAATGCCAGCCAAATCAGTTAGCTGGAACTATGCGAAATGACACCCATCCAACGAGTTAAATCTAACCCCAGGCCGGGAGATGAAGTTCGTAACAAGTGGATCAAGTGCAAGGTGTTTGCAGTCACTAAGAAGCTTGATGAATCCGGCGAAATTGTGATGATTGTTCACATGAGTGTAGCTAATCAGAACATTAACGAACCCTATTTAACACGAGAAACTGAAGACCGCAAATGGGGAAATATGACGTTGAAACAATGGCAACGGTTTGTACCAGATATTTGCGAGGTTTTGGCCGAAGGAGCCGAATGAGCATTTCCAAACATTCTTTCGGCCTTTTGGTTTATTTGGCTGTAATAGCCATTCCGTTTATGTTAGCCACAATTATAGATAAGGTTGGGCCAATTTTATGTTGTAGATGACTCAAATACGCAATAAACTCAAGTTCGTCCGGTACGGCGGTTTATCCGGTGTGCCTCAAAAAGGATACGACCCCGCTTTTCCCACCTTTCATTCTCCCCCAGCCAGACGCGGCATCTATGCTTTTGTGTGGCCCTTCATAGAATTTTTCCTGCTCGGTAAAAACACATTTGATCAGCGCCGAATGGAGTGGATTCGTGACGACAAAGGTGTTGTGATTGATGAAAACCATCCTGAATTTAAAGACTGGTTGAAAAAAGAAAAATTTTCGACCTATCCGCGCAACGGCGTTTATGCATTAGCAACCCACAAAGATCCTGTTGCTTTTGAATACGAGGGTGAGCTTTGGCATCATCTTGAAATAAAACGCAACGAAACTTTGGCCAGCCGTGGTGGTTGGGTTTTGTCAGATTATTCCACTTATATTAAGGCCCTTCGTCGTGAAATCGGACGTAACGAATTGATGCGGAAACGCGAAGGGTATAGTTACTCCAAAGATCACCTGGAAGTTTTCATCGAGAAGATCTAACTGGGTATCGTGATCGTGGTTTCTAACTGGGTATCGTGATCGTGGTTTCTATCCAATTACGTTGTTCTGGATAGAACACACCGGCATGATCAGTTTCGATCATTGTTTGGCCGGATTTATCGTGCCAAACAAGCTCTTGGTTAAACAGTTTACTGGCAACTATTTTTGCCGCATGTAGAGTTCCTTGATAGGTGATAACAGCTGTTTGAAGGTCAGCATCAACAATTGCCAAACCCCAGTCATTTCGTTTGCTTTTATAAATCACCAAGCGCACTTTGATACCTCATAACGATTTAGCAGTTGACAGGTGCTCCATTAAGTGATACAATCATTTGTGAGCGTAAGAAAGCTAGCTTCTGAGGTCTGCCTTGGCGACCGTATTATTGGCAACACCAATTGGCTGAACATAAAAACCATCGCCATAAAACAACCGGATATTGAAGGTTTGAGAAGGAAAGACGAACCTTCTTACATTTTTGAGTGTGTGGACTTGTTTGGAAATTCGCGCACAGTTAGATGCCTCCCAAATGATTCTTTTGAGGTCGATTCCGAATGAAGAAATTTGTATTCACAAATCTTGATTTGCTGGTCATAAGTCATGGTGACAGTCAGGCGGCTGCACTAGCTGAAGAGTTATTGGCGGCACGTCAAGCAGTACTCCATGACAGTGAGACGTGCAATTGTGACCCGCAATTTCGTCATCGACGTAGCCCTGGTATTTGTGCTGTGGAACCATGCCACTATGACTATTTCCATAAAAAAGGCCAAACTCACAATCAGTATCATGGATGGAAAGCATGAAAGCATTTGCTGAACAATGTTTGTTTATCGCCACTGGTATTGGTTTAGCAGCAGTTTGCTTAATTGATGAATTTAGGCCTAAACCCAAAATATTTAAATATCAATTCCACCAGCTTGAGATGCAAGCTGACGGTAAAAACTATGAATTAGATGCTAAAACGATGGGTAAATGGGGATGGGAGCTAGTTCAACTTTCACAAGAGGGCAAATATTGGCTATTAATCTTCAAAAAGGAAACAAAATGACCATTTACAGGCTGCATGTTTGTTTTTCCGATGTAACTTCTATTCACGATTTCATAAAATATTACAGAAGTTCTGAAGCTCGTGAAGCAGCTATGATTCATCACGGTTGTTATTTACTAACAGAATGGCCAACGGATTGTAAGAAGTATCATCGAGACAATCCGATTCCGTGGCCCAATGGGAAAAAGGCCATGTCCTACGGCATCGACGTTGTTCAAACCGAAGACTGATGCGAATAGCCTACAAACTTCTTTCAATCAAAAAGGACCAAAGTTTAGGACCATTATTCATCAACCGTAAACAACGGATACCGGTTGGTGTGTGGTTGAAAGCAGAGAGCCACCCGACAACAGGATATGCGGTTAGACCTGGTTGGCACTGCACAGCTAAGCCGGTTGCACCACATTTGTCTAAAAAGGGACGTGTGTGGTGCAGGGTTTTGATTAAGGGTTACACGGAATTTAAACGGCCAGAGTCACAAGGCGGCAAATGGCTGCTGGCCGAATATATGAAGGTTCAAGAAGTTCTTAATTGCTAAGAATTGTCAGTGTTACTTGACATAAACCGTTTTAGCATGATAAAATCGTTGATATGGAAAAATTGCTTGACATAATCACAGCCAAAGAAAACGAACTGGCCAAGTTAAAGGCCGCTCAAATTTTGCTGGAAGATCCGGAAGTTATGGCCATCATCAGACAAGAATTGGCGACACCATCCGCTCTACCCAGCCAGTCTGTCGATAAACTTGTTTCAAGTCATGGAACGGTGGCATACCGCCAGCCCAATAGAGGGCTACAAGCGAACATTTTGAGATGTTTGTATGAAAGACGTGCTACTGGCATGGTCAGTTTAATTCATGTTACCAAAATGCGCCCCACGGCTATCGAGGCGGCTGTCAATTCTGCCGAAAAATCCGGTCTAATATGCAAAGACGCCAATGGTAGTGCGATAAGTTTAACACCTGAAGGTAGAACTCGTGCTGCCTGGTTTGTCAAAAATCCCGGTGCTAAGCTTTACGTCGCCACTCGAACCCACGCTACTTCTGTGTAATATTTACCAGTTGCTTGATACCAGGACGTTTGGATCGTCCTGGTTCAAGCCGTCGTTAATAATTCCGAATGGGCAAACATCTTCTTCAATTGCTTTTATCATTCGTTCTTGCATGATACCATGAAGATCTTGGTCCGTCAAGTCTTTGAAATATTGTTGATTGATTAACCAACCAAATATCACCAGGCACATCACCATGTCATCGTGCTTACCTTCTGTGGCGCGATAACTGCTGCCATGTAGTGCGAAAGAGGCTATTTCGGAAATGGTGTTGTGGTCTGGGATGATAAGCTGGTCGTTTTCAATTAGAGTTCTTAAAATATTACATCCTTGCCGCTTAACCTGGGCGTTCATTTTAACACCAAGCTGAATACGGCTACCAAAACCACCACCAACCACCTGTCCGTTAGTTCCTTTGGGGTTGACAATAATAACGTTTTCGTATTCCAAATCGTTATATAGACAGGAAGCAATCGACGGATCAGTGTTAATTTCTATCAACACGTAGGCCTGGTTGTATTTGTTGGCGATATTATAGATGACATCAGGAAATTGAATTGGATCAATCCAATTGTTGCGATAGCAAGCCACAATTCGATATGGCATCGCTGAAATGTCAATAACTTGAATAGCCGAAAAATCTCGCCCTTTGCCTTCTGACACGTCAACGATGGCTGCATAAGTGTGACCTGATTCTGGATAGGCATAAATGGACAAGCCAGCATCAGTGCGCCGTTTGGTGTCATCATTGAGTGGGATAGCTGTGATGGGAACACGCGGAATCAACTTGTCTAATGCTGCGCCCGAAATCAACGAGTTAGCAGCTCCCAAAAACTCGCAACCATATTCTTGACGGAATTGACCCTCGCTCGTGTTGGCAATCGTTTCGCGTTTCCAAGCTTCATCACGACCAGGAACATCAGTCCACTTGATTTCTATTGCCTTAAAATGTGATCTGTCTTTGGCATTGGTAGCCGTAGCCGACATCCACATTTTATGGAAAAGGTTCATTCCATTCGGGGTTGAAAGCACCACCATTTTAGTGGTTTTACCGGCTGACAACACTGGATAAACTGAGGTGTAAAAATCTTCAGCCATGTTATCCGGAACGAATGCGAACTCGTCCAACATGACTAAGTTGAAAGCACCACCACGAATTGCTGACGGTGATGTTGCAGCAGCTAAAATCTTGGAACCATTTTCTAGCTCGATATCTCCTTCATTCCACCGCAACACGCCTTGCTGCAAAAATTTGGGTAAATTTTCGTATGCCGTTTTAAATTTCTTCAGAATTTCACGTGCTGTTTTTTCTTTGTTAGCCAAAATTGCACAATTCATGTAGTCATTGAATAACACATAATGCAACAAAAAGGCAACAGTGGTTGTGGTCTTACCGACCTGTCGAGGCATTTTGCCGATAACAAAACGCTCTTTCAACATCAATTTTACCAGATCTTCCTGAAATTTCCACATTTCAAATGAAACAAGACCAAAATCAGGGTGGACAATTTTAACGTATTTACGGATAAAATATAAAGGATCTCTAACACAATTGATTACTTCTTGTGCTTCTTCCGGTGTAAAAACTGTATGGACGCCAGCGGCTTTTAATGCCTGGTTGCCGTTATAGCCTTTGAACAAATTAGTGATAATATTCGCCATCAGTTTTATTTACACGGGGTGAAGTTTTTGGTGTGGCCCATCAGAATGTTTAACCAGGCCGCGATAAAATGGCGGAGGAATCCACAAGTGATGATTTGGGTATTTGGGTGTGTATTCGTAAAACTCAACTAAATCATAAATTCCATCCATATATTTACACAAAAATCCTTGATGTGCTATAATGGCTTTTTATGAAACAACACGTCGTTAAAGTTCAGCTACCGTTGGCCACCAATGCGGATGTCCCATGTGCTCTGGTATATGATCAGAGGCGCACTATTGAAGGCGAATTCCCGGTTACCAAGAATTAGTCAACACTATGAAAGGTGAACCCAAAATGTTCTTTTATGCCACACTGGTTCCCAATCATAGACCGAAGGGAACATACTCAGTGAAACTTGGCAAACCAGCGCCGTGGCAAGAATGGTAGAGCCGCTGTCAAATACTTGACACCAAATATTTGGATGTGGTAAAATGGTTGTATGGCTAAGTATGCAACAATTCACGATTGCAGAGTCCAATGTTTGGGGTATGGTGGACCAAATTTACGCGGATCATTCGAAGTCCGTGTGGACGGTAAAGCGGTTTTTGCCCAAAGCGATACATGGATATCGGCGGATGGCGCTCGGAGACAGTGCGAAAAGATAGCTTTACTTTTGCAGGAAGCCTTTGATAGGGGAAAAGGAAAAAAAGCCCCCAAGAAAGAGGCTGCATTAAAGCACCTGCCATGAATCCTGGCCAGAAAGCCGACGCTATTGACATGTTGAAAAAACTTGATGGTGTTGCACCTTATGACAGAGGTAATCCCTGTCGAGGCGACGGCATTTACGCGCAGTCCATTCGAGACAAGTTTGGCATGTCCATTGACGCTCTGGGTAAGGCCAGCGGTTATGATACCGTAAAAGCTCGTTGGGAAGCACTCAGGAGCGACTTCCGATGAATCCACAGGTTGGTAGCAAAGTAACGCTCTTCCATGGTGGCACACCTGGATTTGGCAGCTTGAACTCATCTTTCTTGTTTGAAGAGGGCTACAGGGGCCAAACCTTAACAATCGAAGCCGAAAGCGGGAACGGGAAATATTGGAGGGTAATGCTTCCTTCCGGCTACAAGCTGGGCATCCACCGGGGTGACATCGCACAAATCTTCCCAAATACTTGACACCGAATATTTGGATGTGGTAAAATGGTTGTATGGCGATTGACACATTCACAAAAGCGGAATTTGAAAAAGCCCTCCCGGTTCGCACCGATAACGGCCAACCAACTTGGACAAGCCTGGGACTGTTCGAAGGCGAGTTCTCTTACCTGGTTCCAGTGACCGCTGGTGCAGCTATTATGATTCGGTCCAGCATTGGTGAATCAGGAGTCTCGGCTGGCACTGGCAAAAACTCCATTCGGCTCTGGCTGGTTGATCCTATCACATACAAGCCGGTTGGTTCCAAGCTCAACGCCTTCACAAATCGCACACCTGGTTGGCAAACTCGTGTAACGGAGCAAATGCGCTCACTCTGGCGGTTGGCAAAACTGGTCAAGCCCTGCTCTTGCGGTGGCACGGTGGGTATCTACCGCGTCAAGAAAACCACCAGTCCGCTTAAGGGCCGGATCTTCGTAGGATGTTCGAATTTCGGGTGCCGTGCAACCAAAACACAGTGGACCACCATCGACAGCGACGGCACGCTCAGCCTTTCATTTTCGGCATATATGCCGGTGTTGGGTGCTGGAAGGTAATATGGAAAATCGTCTTATCGAACGTTTACACCTTGTCGGTAGCAGCTCTAGCGGTAGTGTCCCCTGGGTTTATTATGAACTGTTGGGAGT